GCTAGGTTTATTGCGTCCATAGATTGTCTCCCACTAAATCTTTATACGATTTAAAGGAAAAAACAAGTATGTATCCCAATATATTTTAATTTATAGGTAAAAGGGGGCTAATGCCCCCTTAATTAGGCTACGTCATCCAATAATGCGCAAACAATTACTTGTGCTGTAGAAGCAGAAGAGATTGCATGTATGTCTGCAACTGTTGCATTTGGAAGTCTTGCATAAAAAGACTCGTTAGGACCAATCGTTACAGCATCTGCTAATGAGGAACTAGCTGTTCCAGCATCGAAACAAACGTAAATGCTACGACTATCTGGATCTACATTTTTAATATAAAGAAACTTTACCTTGTCACCTGTCGCTATCGCAGTCGGTGCCGTATCATCGTCTACAGCAGTATAATCTGTGTAATATCCAGCCATTAAATCTGAACTCGCGTTAGAAACAGAAGTGAACTTATAGTACCACTTGTCGTTCGCGTCAGCAGGGGTGACTGTTGTTGTGGCTTCAATAACTTTTGCTATCTCGTCCGGTAAAATTGTGGTCTTCATGACCACTGTTGCTGCATCTGCCATGATTATTCTCCTCTATCAGCTATTTTGCAGATTTCTTGGCTGCTGGTTTCTTAGCGGGAGCCTTTTTCTTGGCTGCAGCCTTCTTAACGGGTTTCTTTTCCTCTACAGGAACTTCTACCCAAGCTTCATTCACCTCAGTTGTAGGGTCATCTTTTACATAATGTCCCTTATCATCACGAGCGCGAACAAGTTTCGTTTTAACTACGTTTTCGGCGTCACGCATCGCACGTTTTGCAGCGCGAATTTGCTCAACCACTTTCTCTCTAACAGATGATGCCATTATCCTGTTCCTTTCATACGGGCATTCAGAGCGGCAATATCTCTTTGAGTTTGTACTCTATCTTCAGCCACCCTAGTTTTGTCAGCAAGCGCTTCTTCTTGAAGCTCTATACGGCGATTAGCCAATTGAGCATCCATCGCGTCACGGTCAGCTTCTAAACCTTGCTTTACCTCAAATTCTTGAGATTTGCGATCTAAATCTGCCGCTTTTAGCTGTAATTCCTGCTGTCGAATTGCAACTAATGGATCTTGTTGTTCCTCTTGAGGCTCTAATGTCTGTGCGTACTGCTCTGTCATATCTGCTATTAGCATCGCTGCTTGACGTTCTATAGCAGGCTGTAGCATCTGCATAGCCTCTGGGTTTTGCTGTACTTCTGGACCTGCTTGCTCCATGACCATTTGCTGCGCTTGTTGCTCTGCCAATAATCCAATGTGTTCTTGAATGTGGCCTTGCAACGCAATCATAGCCTGTGGATTTGTTTGCACGGATGGTGTGGACATAATAGCTAAGTGTGTTTCCATATGAGCCTTGTGATCTTGCTGTGGAAACGCCTGAATCATGCCGCCAGTCAAAGCGATTTTGTTTTCCATAGCTGGGTTCATCGGCTGTGGCTGTGGTGGTATCGGTAATATTGAATCAATATTACTAACGCCTAACGCCTCATACATCTTACGATACGCTTGATACAATCCTTGTGGTCCACCATGAATTTGTGGATTGGATTGCACTAATTGTAATTGTGTTTGCGCAAGAGCAATGCGTTGAGCCATCGAGAATATGTTAGGATCGCTGACCGGAAGCACATCCACTCGCGCATCAAAGTCTTGCGCAAACACTTCGGGTCCAAACTCTATCGAAGGCATGTATGGATATAATTGCATAGTGTCTGCGAATACTTTCGATAACAGTTTGAACTCTATTTTTTGAGAATAGTGCATACGTTTATGAATCGCGGACATAACTTTTGTGCCACGCTCCATAATCGCCATTGTGGTGCCAACAGGTGTGTCACCACTCATTTCACCCACTTTCATGTCAGCCATAGTCGCAAAACGGCGTCCAGCGTCCACAAGAGTGCCTAATAGGTTATACAGCGTACCTGAAGGCTCTTTAAACGGTAAAGGCATCAGGGAGTTTCTTATATCGGTTCCTGCAACGTCTATGTCACGGAACTCGCCGGGCTGTATTGCATTGTCCTCATCTCTAATTCTTGCGCCACGAGCCTTAAAACCAGCAGGTAGATTAGAAAGCGTACCTGCATCAATCAACTGACGAAGAATAGATGTAGACGCTTGAGCCAAGCCACCAATCATATGTGTCAAGCCAAGACCATAAAAACCAAGACCGGGCAAGAACTTGTAATGCACAAAGTATTGATTACGCTTTTTCATCATGTCTGCTTCTTCGTAGTTTCTACGAACAGACAAAACCTCACCAGTATCCTCAATGATCGTAACAATGTAAGGAAGCTTCAAACCGCTTTCTGCACCTGTTTCATCAAGATCCTCAAAGCCGGGCAGATCCAAATCAGTGTGTATTTCATACAAAGTAAGCTCATATGACGAACTTCCGGGGTAAACACCCTGCACCTCGTTGATAGCCTCCTGTACCTCTGACATTTTTTCTGCAGCAGAACCTTCTTGAGGCAGATCTACATCACGATAAAAACCTGCTATCTGTAGCTTTCGAACCTCGTTCGAAGCCATCTTAATAACATGCGTAATTCTAGGTGAAGAGGCTAAATCAGTTGCGCCATACGGAACAACGAGATCTTCTGCATGAACAAACTGGCTAACAGCACGACCTTTTAACGGATCGAAGTAAACTTTTTTAAACGTAGAGCCCACAACAGGAAGATAAAACAGCATCTGATCCATCTCAGGATCATACTCTTCCATCTCATAGGTAATCATATAATTCATATAATCCTTGACACGCTCTGCCTGCTTAACAAGCTGCTCTGTCTGCGCACCAACGACTTGTGTTCTTACAGGCCCACTTGCAGGCAACATTTCACGATAGGCTTGTGCCTGAAACTGCGTAACGCTTTCTGCTAACAACGGATGAATAACACCAGATGATCCCTCAAATGGTTCTGCACGGTCTTCGTACTGCATACCAAGAAACTCTAAGCCACGCTTGTATGTGTCCTGCCAGTCCTGTCTGGAAGATATATCATCATCAATATCACCAGTTAAATCAGAAGAAATCTTACCCAAATCACTTGAATCCATAAACTCAGCAAGGTTTGAATCATGTGATATTTGTGGTATCTCTTGCTCTTCTGCATATTCTCCAATGATTGCAGATCCGTCATCGAACTCAAAAACACCGGGATCTTGAGCTAACTCCTCAACCAAGACCTCATCTGGTTGTACCTCTGGAAGTTGTGGACCTATAAGACCGCCCGGACCTGAATCTTTTTCAATAGCCATACCTACTTACCTTTTTGTGTTGGAGCAAAGTCCGCTCGACCTTGAGCTGCCACGAGGGAGCGTTTAAAATGGACTGGGAGGTCTCCATCATCCCTTGCCCCAACCTCTTTAAGTTCATTAACAGATTGATTAACACCTGAATTAAGAACTTTTAAATCTATGTTGACAACAGCCACCATTATCTAACCCCTGAGAACCTCGTTCCCCTTATAGCTGCGCCTGCGCCACGGCAAACACCAGTTTTATTACTCTTACCCTTTTTCTTCCTAACTACGCCACCATCTTCGTACTTTTGAGCAAGACTTGGGTTCATTTGCTCTTGAACATCTTCAGGTAATTTAGAAAAACCTTTGTATTTTTTAGGAACTTCTTTTTCTGCAGCACCCCCTATTGACATTTTTTTAACTTCTCCACCACGCTTCAAACCTAATTGTTCGCGTAAACGTTTTAATTCAGAAGGAGTCATCATACCCATCTCACCAAACTCAAGAGCCTCTAACATACCTGCACGATCCATTGCACGTTGACGATCAGCATCAGATATAGTTTTACCTGACTCGCCAAGAATTTTTGCGATAGCATCTTCTATTGCAATTTTTCTTCCAAAATTCTTTGGTCTAGCCTTTGGTCTTCTTGAGGTTTCCATATCAATCTCCTATGATTGTCCTTTAAATTTCGGTCCACGGCCTTTCATAACGGCACCGCCGTTTTTCATAGCTCTAACCTGACCACCTTTTTCAAAGCCTAACAAACCCTCTGCTGCGCCTTTTAACATTTTTAAATTACCTTTTCCCATTCTATACAAGCCTTTTGGTATAGCGGTATACAAATCACTCATTTCATCTACAGGTAATTCTTCGTTTCCTAAACTTTTTTGCCTAGCTTCAAATTCTTTATTAATATTTTCACCAGCTTTTTTAAGACGCTGTTTTATAGAAGGAGAAGTACGCTTCTTGCCAGTCTTTCTTGGTTTATTCCTACCTTGTGTAGCCATCAGTAGTATTCCTTTCTTCTACGAGAATACATCAAATCATCGTCTTCA